CCCCAGACCTGTCCGCCTTCCAAGCGGTAGGGTGTGGCACTCAACCCCACTCGTGGAGCCTCTGGGCAGGCGGCGAAGACCTGGGCATACATGGCCCCGTTGGCGCTCTTGGGCGGCACCAGATGGCATTCATCGACGATGACCAGGGAGAACGGTCGCCACGCCTGCAGGCGCTCCATGTGGCGATAGATCGATTGGATACCGCCGAACACCACCCGTGCCTCCGCCTCCCGTCGCTCCAGGCCGGCCGAATAGATGCCGGCCGACTCCAGGCCGGAGAGCTGCGCCAAGGCGCGGATATTCTGCTGCAGCAGTTCCTGCCGATGCGTGGCCACCAACACACGCCCATCATGGCGCCGGGCGATCTCTGCCAGCACCAGGCTTTTACCTGCCCCGGTGGGCAACGCCAGCACCGGATGATGGCCTTGCGCCAGCACTTTCTCGGCTGCTTCGATGGCTTCCAATTGATACGGTCGGAGGGCAATCGTCGTCATGGCCTACCCATCGCCATCTTACACATGAGAGAATGCCCCTCCACCAGGCCAGCGCTGGTGCTGTGAGGCCCGTAAACGCCGCCAGACGCTGATGGGGCCCCTGCCTGACGTGGGGCATATAGACGCCACGCCTGTGCACCGATATGATGGTTTTGGGCTCCTGACATCCCCAGGCCGACAATCCACGCCTGGCGCCCTAGGTACACATAGCCTTGCGGGCACGCGCACGAGTTTGGGCATTTGTCAGGTCCGTGCAATATCGGGCAATAGTCGTGATGTGTGTTGGGCACAATTCACCGCAACGTGTCAGGAGCCTACTTGCCGTCCTGGTCGTGGGACGGCAGTACTGATTTATGGCCGTTTGGCTTTTCGAACGGCGCCAGGAGATATTCATACGGTTTGGCAAATTCTTCGAGTATCTCTCGCAATTTCAGGCCTCTGCCTGCGGCCAGCACTCGGAGAATTTGATGGGTGCGTTTGTCAACCGGAATGTTCAGCAACTTATTGTCAAACATGGCCATCGATCCCCTTTAGTGCTATGATTTAAGCTGATGACTACCCTAATATGTGGCAGTCAGGGAACCAAGTCAAGGGGAATTATGAGTCGAACGAAAAATATATTGCACATATAATGTATGGGATATATCCAGAAGTGGAATTGTTCTATGACAATACATGACAAAACATAAGGAAATGGTGTATGAGGTCGGCTGATGCGTGGTGCCGGCGTCATCACCAGGTGCGCAAGGGGGGAATAAAGAAATTTACGGTATTATCTTGCATATGGTATAAGTGTCTGATAAAGTAGGGACAGAACGCCGCCACCATGGCGGTGGTGCATCTTGGCTGCGCAAAAACCCGCACGAATACGGTTTAAATCCGACGCAAATCGGACCGCTAACGGTCGGTTTGCGGCTGGCAATCCTGGCAAGCCCAAGGGCGCCAAGCATCGCGCCACCCTCGAAGTCACGCCCATCAAGGAACTCGCCTCGATTCACCTGCTGGACCCCGAGTATCTAGCGGCTCTGAAGGTTCGTCTCAAGGCCGGCGACGCGCCCCACATGGAGAAGTTTTTCGCCGAGCACCTCTGGGGCAAGCCGAAAGAAACCATCGACCTCAACATTACCCAGACGCATATCCAGGCCATTATTATGATGAGTGACCTGGAATTGTCCGCCTTTTTGGACGCGCTCAGCACCGGGCGCCAGGACGACGCCTTGCAGCTTCTACCGGGGAGTGCCGCGTGATGGCGACGGCAGAAAAGTCAGACGACACGACCACCGTGCGCTGCTGTATCTGTGGGCGTGAGCTGCCCTACCACGAGCCCGAAGCGGTCAAGGTGCCGACGTGGTATCTCTGCAGCGCCTGTCACGCCCAAGAGGTCAAACCGCATGCCCACCCCTGACGAGATTGCCCTCTTTCAGCGCATCGCCAGTCTCACTCTGGCTCAACGCCAGGCCAGCGACCCCATGCGGCACTTCCAGCCCACGGTGAAACAGCGCCCCTTTGCCGACAGCGTGTTGCACCCCGAGATCAGCGGCAAGTGGGAGAATTGGGCCGTGGGCTCGAATCGCTGGGGCAAGACGGCGATCAATAGCTGGTGTACGGCAAAGCTCTTGCGCGAAGGCATCGAGCCCATTCACAGCGCCTATAGCACGCTCCCCGATGGCACCAGTCTGGAGGTACGAGACCGCGCCACCAGTGGCTGGATCTTTGGCCTGGATGGCAACGTGATTCGGGACGTGCTGCAGCCGGCCCTGTTCGACAACGGGCACACCAAGCCGGGACAGCCCGAGCCCTTCATCCCGGCCAGAGAGATTGCGGAATGGCGGCCAGGCGATCAGGAGCTGCGGCTCAAGAGTGGGTCGGTCGCGGTGTATAAGAGCTGTGAGGCGCTGGCCAGCAAGAGCGCGGGCGCGGGATTGGACTTTATTTCCTTCGATGAGCCCCCACCCAAGAAGCACTACGAGGAAGCCACCATTCGCGTGGGGGCCGGGCGTCGGCTGCGGGTGTTTGCCACCGCGACCTTGCTGCCACCCGAGGGGCATGTCGAGACGATCTCCTGGGTGTACTCGGAAATTATCGCGCCCATTCTCGAAGGCCGCAAAACCGACGTGGGGTTGTTTAATGCCAGCATCTACGATAATCCCTTTATCAGTGGCGAAGAAATCGCCCGGCTGGAAGCCCGCTATCCCTTGGGCTCGCTGGCCCGCCGCATTCGGCTGAATGGGGAACTGATCCCTGGCATCAGCGGAGCGGTGGCGTATGGGAACTTTGCCCGAGCCATCCATGTGCGGGAGCAGCCACCCCTCTCGCCCTATAAACCGCTCTGCTGGTGCTGGGATTTCAACGTGAGCCCCTTCTGTACGGTGCTGGGGCAACGGGATGGCAACCTGTTCCGCGTGTACGATGAGATCGTGCTCGATGAAGGGGTGATCGAAGACCAGGTGGATGCCTTCCGCCAGCGCTACCCTCGCCACCCACACGAGATCTGGATTTATGGCGATGCAAACGGGGGCAATCGCTCGCATCTGACCCAGGACGCGCCGAAGTCGAGTTATACGATGCTGCTGAAGCTCATGCAAGCATACAGCGCCCGGTTACGCATGAAAGTGCCCGCCGCCAATCCCTTAGAGGTGGACCGGGTGAACGCCATGAATCTAGCCTTGCGGGATGAAACCGGGGCCACGCATGTGATCGTGTCGCCCCAGTGCCAGGAGCTGATTACCGATCTGGAGCAAGTCTTGGCGGATCCCCGGGGCGGGCTCAAGAAGACCTACAACCAGAAAGACCCCTACAGCCGTCGGACGCATACCAGTGACTGCCTCTCCTACTGGGTGACAGCGGAGGCGCCGGTGAAAGCCATGCGGCCACAGGGCACCGCACCCGTACAGGTGAAGGCGGCCGGCTATGGGGTGGCGCGATGACCACGGCGCTGATTGGCAAATGGTATAGCGGCACGATCCTCACCAACCCCAGTAACGGGGATGTGCTCGTGGATAGTGGGGAACTCAGCGCGATCAAAGGCGGCTACTATCTCGTCGGCGTCACGGGGAGTGCCAGCGTCGCGGTGGTATACGACCTGCAGCTCCGCAATGCCGCCAACGACACCAACATCAATTCCCAGCGCCGACGCTTTGCCGCCACGGATGCCAACCGGAATGACGACTGGCCGCTCTTGAGTAAAATTCCCGTCAGTCAGAATCAGCGGCTGCGCTGTGTGCTCGTGGGGAATATCACGGGCGAAGTGCAAATGGGCCTGTTTGTGCAAGAGGTGCTGTGATGGTGCGCCAGTGGTGGGACCGCCTGCAAGCCTGGTACGTCGAGCGCCAGCGCCCACGCTACCCCGTGGTATCGGTCGACTGGGGCTTGGTCGCAGACGAACAGAAGCCCCAGGAGCGGCTGCGGGATTGCGGGCACTGGGCCAGTAGCTTCGCGTATGACCCGATTCAGGAGCGGGATATGTGCCTCGTGTGCTATCGGGCGGCGGGGGCGAAATCGAGACGGAGGGGAGGCTAGCATGCCGAATTATCGTGTGTCGTGGCTCGCGCCGGCGGTCGAAGTGGCACCGGGAACACCGGCTGAAGATCACTTTCGGGTAGCGTTTGGGCCGCTGTCCCAGGATGCCCCGTTGACGGCGCTCTTTGCGGATTTCTTGGGCGTCACGACGCCAGGGGATTATCAGAGCAGCGTGCAGCTCATCGATGTGAATGGGCAACCGCTGGGAGCTCTGGCCCTGGGGCCAACGGTCAACATTCCCGCACCGGTGTTCATCCATCCCCCGCAAGGCGTTCAGGTGGCGGTGATCGGATGAGCGAGATTGACACGATCAACCAGGACTTTATCAAGCATATGGCCGCGGCGATGGATGCCTACCAGCGGCTGCTGGGGATAAAATCTCCTGTGCGGCATCTGCCGATGGATGTCACCGTTGAGGTACTTGACTGATGCCTACCACGCGGACGATTACCATCAAAGCGCGTCAATCCATGCAGGCTGGTGAGTTTATGTCTCCGACCGCTGAAATCACCGATCTGATGTCGTTTCGTATTCAGCTCACTGTGACCGACGCACAATGGAATGATCCTGATTTCTTTTGTTCCCTGGAAATTCATGTTTCAGAGTCCAATGATTTTACCACATACGATAATTATCACGCGGAAATCGTGGGTGGCTCACGAACAAAGAATGGCGAATTGCCATTTATTCAAGCCTACTGGCAAGACCTCGAAGGGCAACCATATGCGCGGCATGTGTTCATTCGTGGTCGGTTGAATACGAATGCCACTAAGTCTATTGGCCTGAATGGCGAATACGTCACGGTGAGTTAGTGGCACAGGATGTCGTTGGCACAACTGTAGCTACCAGAGCGGGTGGCGCTAACAGCGCGAGCGTAACCCGTACTGTCAGCGCAGGGAATTTGCTTGTGCTGCATAGCGCTATTTTTAACGGTGGCGGCTCTGGCGAACCGACCATCAGTGATCCGGTCAATGGTACGTGGAGTAGCTATAGCACTACTGGATATTTTATCAACGGTGACGCCGATAGCGAGATTTATCTTCATAGTTTTCCGAATTGCGGTGCTGGTAGTACACAAGTTACTTGTAATCCTCCTGGCACTTCAGCAGATATTGACCTGGCGTTAACCGAAGTCAGCGGCGCAGTCACAAGCAGTCAACGTGATGTGTCAGTCACCAATACAGGGGCGTTTACTGATCAAAATGGTTATACCTCTAGCGTTGTCACAGGCACCCTATCCCAAGCTGATGAAATTATCTTTTTCAGTCATAGTCATACAGGCGATACCTATGCCATGGCGACAGACACAGGTGATGGGTTTACGCAAGCCGCTGAGAATGAATCAAATAGCACCGGCCAAGCGTATAATCTGGGCTACAAAATTGTCTCATCGACGGCTAGTGTAACCTGTAATGGTACTAAAGTCGCTGGTACTGGCGCTGCGCCTCGAACATGGTTCACAGGTGTTGCGAGCTTTAAAGCCGCGAGCGCAGCAGCGACCTCGAGGCCGGCACGACGTCGGCCGTATCGCTTCTTTGCGCGGAGGTAGGGGAGATGGGGCGCATCTATACTGTCTCGTTTAGTGCCACCGTGACGGCCGCGGGTGGCGATACGGATTGGTTGGAGGTGCTGCCCGCCGATGATAAGCCCGTTAAGCTGCGGGGCTTTATGTTGAGTCAAATCAGCGAGGTCAAGGACGCCGAAGAGGAAGGGCTTCGCTTCTCTGTCTTACGCCTCCCCGCGACCGTGACCAGTAGCAACGGCACGGCCACGACGCCGGCGCCGATGGATTCGGCAGATGTCGCGGCGGGGTGTACGGCTGAAGTGAACGGCACCACGGTGGCGACGACCACCGGCACGGCTGTGACCCTGATGGAGTTTGGCTGGATCAACCGCAATAGTCCCTTTGAGTGGTGGGCGCCCGATGAGCGCTTTGCGCCCAAGGCCAAGCAGGGCGAGGGGCTGATTGTGCGCATGCAGACCACCCTAGCGGATGATATGACCGCGCAGGGCACCTTCTGGCTGGAGGAAGAGTAGCCGATGCCCACGCTCTTTCGCCGGACGCCCGTTCGACGCCGCCCTGGTCGGCGGTGGAGGCCATCCAAGGGACTCCAGGCGTATACGCTGACCCTTGAGGCGGGGAGCGTGGCCGTCACCGGGCAGAGCGTGACGCTGCGCCGTGGGAGCGTGCTCACACCAGAGGCCGGAAGCTATAGCCTCGGGGGCCAGGATACCTCCCTGGAGTATGGGCGTGAGCTGGTGCCAGAGGCTGGCAGTTATAACCTCGTGGGGGCTGATGTGGGGCTGCGGACCACGCGGACCCTGGGAGCGCAAGCCGGCAGTTATAGCCTGACCGGCCAGACGGCGAATCTCGCCCGCGGCTATCCTCTCCAGATGCAAGCGGGCGCGTACACCCTGACGGGGCAGGATGTGGGGTTGCGGAATGGGCACGTAGCGGCGATCCAGGCAGGCAGTTACAGTCTGAGCGGGGCGACCGTAGGGCTCTTGCGATCGGCGTTGGTGGTGCCCCAAGCAGGGGCGTACAGCCTGAGCGGTCAGAGCGTGTCCCTGGCACGTGGCTATCCCGTGCAGATCCAGGCGGGGAGCTATGCCCTCAGCGGGACCGATGCAAGCCTGCGTCTGACGCGTCTCCTGACGCTCGCGTCGGGGGTGTATAGCCTCACCGGGCAAGATGTCAATCTGACCTATGCCATCCCTGGCGGCATCGTCCTAGAGGCTCAGAGCGGGGCGTATGCCCTCACCGGGGCAACGGCCGGGCTGCGACTGACGCGCCTCCTGGGGGCACAGGCAGGGGCCATCAGCCTGACCGGGCAGGATGGTCTACTGGAACTCACACGCCTCCTGGCCGCGCAAGCCGGGAGTTATGTGCTCACGGGACAGAGCACGACACTGAAACTAGGGCGCGTGCTGAGTGCCCAGGCGGGGGCATATAGCCTGAGTGGACAGGATATCATCCTGGAGCTGATCCGCATCCTGGAAGCCCAGGCGGGGGCGTATAGCCTGACGGGGAGCGATGCCGACCTCCTGGCCATGCGGCGTCTCGTGACGGACGCCGGCGCCTATGTGCTCGTGGGGCAACCCGTGACGCTGGTGTATTCCGAGGAGGCAACACCGGAGGGGGGCTTATCAGGGTCAGCCGTGCGTCTGCATCGGTTGCGGCTGCTTGGAATGATGGGCGAACCAGAACCGGAGCGGCGCCGGTGGCGTGGGCGTCCTTGGTGGCAGCGAGGGAAATAGGACATGGCGACGGCGACGTACAACAAATTTCAAGATTTCGTCGAGCAGCTCGGGAAGGGTGTCCATCAACTTCACGCAGCCGGGCATACCTTCGAGGCGTATCTCAGCAATGCCACGCCGAGCGCCAGCGCCGATGCGGTCAAGGCCGACCTGGCCGGGATTACCGAACAGAATGGCTATGCCGAGGCCGACATTCAGAACGATTACACCGAAACCAGCGGGACTGGCACGATGACCGCCGTGGATATTGTGTTCACCGGGACCGGGGCTGGATTCGGGCCGTTTCGCTATGTGGTGATCTTCAATGAGACGGCGGCATCAGACCCGCTCATGGCCTGGTTCGACTATGGCTCAGAGATCACCCTCGTGGGCGCGGGAGAAACCTTCACAATTGACTTTGGGGCTTCGCTACTTACGATTGCGTAGGAGACGCCTATGTTACTGCCATGCCCCTGTGGGGGCGAAGCACACGCGCAGCCGAGCGCACATCGCCAGGTGGTGCGGGAGGCCTACCAACGGCGCCTTGATGAGCTCCAGAGCGGGTTGAGCGCCAGCCCTGTGACAAGTGGCGATCGCGTAGCCAGGCTCCGGGCGGAGATTGCGCGCACCGAAGATACCAAAGAGCGCGACCGGATTCAGCAGCGCATCTTGCCGGCACTCCAGGCGGATGTGTGGGAAGTGCGCTGTGAGACGTGCGGGGCCTTCTGTTGGGATCGAGATGAGCACTACGCCACCGCCCTGTGGAATAAATCCGTAGAGCGGCTCGCGAACCTGCCAGCGTGCTGTGCGGCGAGCGAGGATCTGCGGGTGGATTATGATGGCATGGAGATCGTCAAATGTCACACCTGCGAGCGTCGGCACCTCACGCTGAATCCGGCCCACTGAAGCCCGCGCCGGACGTAGCGGGGGTGAATGAGTGTTGCAAGGACGTGCTCAACTTGGAACGCATCGAGACGCGCATGCCCTTTACGACCGATCGTTGTACGGTCTGTGGCAACCGGCATCGCCGGGTGCATGTGGACCTGAGCGCGCTCTTGCCCCGGGGGGCGTGATGCCTCGAACACGCACGACCGCACCTAAAAAGGTCAAGGTCTGGGCCCCAGCGCCTGAGCCACCCCCTGTGATGGTGCGTGTGGAGCCGTATCACCCGGAGGCCGGCTGCCGTACCTGTGGCGTGCGGCTCAAGGGGGCCACCGTGACGATTGGCTTGTGTGGCGAATGTTTGCATGAGGCCGAGCGGAAGCCGGTCGTGATTCCAGGAGCGCGGTATGGGCATGCTTGAACGGGGGGGTGATGTGGTGACGACACGCATTCGCCTTCGGAGCCGGCCAGACGAACAGGTCATTGACGCCACCCATGAGCTTGTTGACGATCGTCGTCCGGCGCAACACCCCGTCGACGGCTGGATCACAGACCCCGCGCGTGCGGGGTGGGAAGACGCCTAATGGCTCAAGCAAGACGTCGACGCCGCCAGGCACCTCCGATGACCAACGACGCCCCCGTGGTCCAGGGCGCCAGTCTGACGGTGCTCATGGCGATGCAGGCGTACAAGACGGAAGCCCAGGAAGCACGCAAAGAACGGCTCATCCTGACGAAACGCAACTGGGATGTGCTCATGGGCAAGCAGGATTTCAGCCACAAACAAAAGGGCCAGAGCCGTGAATTCTTGCCCAAGGTGGCCATGGCCAAAGAGCAGATTGGCGCCTTTATCGAGCGCGGCCTGACCGACTTTGGCGACTGGTTCACCACCGATCTGCGCAGTGAGCGCGTCCTGAACGATCAGCAGGCCCGCAAGCTCTTGCAGTATGTGCTCGATGACAGCGCGAACAACGGCGTCAACGCCGATGAGGATTTTCCTGCGTTGGTGGCTGATGCCGTCACGGTGGCGCTCCTGGGCAGCCTCATGGTGTTCAAAGTGCATGGGGTCGACGACACCAAGCAGGTGTTCCGGGCGGAACGCGGCTATGAATACCTGACTATGCCTGATGGGTCCATCGTGGCCCAGATGGTGTCGAACCTGGTACGGCGGGAAGTGTCCCATTGGCGAGCGGTGATTGACCTGGTTGCGCCAGAGGATTACTTGCCTGACCCCACCGGGCGTGGGTTGTACGAGATGCACGAAGTCGAGCGCGACCTGGCCGACGTGCAAGCGATGGCGGATGCCGGGGTGTACGATCCGGCGATCGTACAGCAGATTGACGAGGATTTTGCCCAGGACGAAGAGGAGGCCTACCGCACCAACGAGCAGCAGCGGGACCAGCAACGTCAAGAGCCCCCCAGCTTTCGCAAGCGCGTAGTGTTACTGGAGTGCTGGGGCGATCTGCTCGATGAGCGCGGACGCTACACCGAGCGCAATATTGTGTGCACCATGGCGAATGGGAAATATCTGATCAGGCCGCCAGAACCAAATCCCTACTGGCATGGCGAGCGCCCCTTTGTCAGCCGGCCTCTCCTGCGCATTCCGTTCAGCGTCTGGCATAAGGCGCTCTTTGACCATGCGGTCGCGTTGAACCTGGCCCAAAATGAGCTGTACAACCTCATCCTGGACGGGGGGATTAGCAGCGTCTGGGGCGTCAAGCAGCTCTACCCAGAATTCCTGGACGATCCACGGCAGGTGAAAGATGGGATTGCCCCCGGTGACACACTGGTCATGAAAGAAGGCACGCCCGCGGGCGTCAAGGTCGTCGAAACGGTCGTCACAGGGAAGGTGCCTCCCGAATCGTTGACGGCGTTTCAGCTCACCGATCAGGAGTTTCAAATCGCCACGCAGGTCAATGCCGTGCGCCTCGGCCAGACGCCTGGCGGCGATACCACCGCCACCGCCGTGGTGGAAGCCTCCGCCCAGAGCGCCAACTTCTTTGACGGGATGATCAAAGATGCGGAAAAGGCGATCAGCAAGGCCCTGCACCTCACCTGGTCGAATACCATGCAATACCTGGATGAATTCGATGAAGAGGCCATGGTCGCGGCGATCGGGCAAGAGGCCGCGTTACGCCTGGCCAGTCTCAGCCCCGCGGAACGCTTTGCCGAGCTGGCAGGGTGTCAATTCAAGGTCACGGGCCTGAGTGCCATTGTCGCCAGGGTGCGTGACTTCCAGAAGCTCATGGCGATCTTAGAGCTGGCCAGTAAAAATCCTATGATGGGGCTCACGTTCTGGCAGCGCTACAGCCCGAGTAAAATCTGGAATCATCTCTTCAAGTCGGTCAACCTGGACCCCAGCACCCTGGAGCCCGACGCCCAGGAGCAAGCCCAGATGCAGCAGAATTTGCAAATGATGGCTCAGATGCAGGGCGGACAGGGGCAACCACAAGGCGTGATGCCTGCACCGGCTGGGGTGCCTGGCAACCTGCCCGCGGAACGCCTACCCACCGGAGGAGGCTATTAGTGGGCATACCTATGTGCCAGTGTGGACATTGCGAGTTGTTGTCGGATGACCCACGCCAAGGCGTCGTGGTGATCAGTAGCTCGGATGGCCTTGTGACTCGGGCCAGCGAGGATCCCGAGTGGTTCGATGTCCGCTGCGCCCACTGTCAGGACCATCTCGCGGAGAAATTGCGAGGCGCACGGCACTGGATGTTTTCCTCTGACCGCGACGACGCGCTGAGCTATATGGGTAGACATGGGTTGCGTGTCGTGAGCCCCGTTGATGCGACCGGAGGGCGACTCAATGCTTGACGTGTTGCGTGCCCTCAGCCAGCAAGAGCGCTGGCAGTTTGACCGGGTGATTCATGAGGCGGCCACCGATTGCGTGTTCAACGGGGAAGCCCATTTGATTTGCATTTCGTCCACCGCCCACGAAAACGTCTATCGTTGCCTGCGCTGTTCGTATGTGGCGAAGATCAGCGCCCACGGCGGCGAAGGGATCCACTACACGGAGATTTAGTAGTCTATGAGCAAAGCGACCGAGCAAAAGTATGATGACCTGGCCGTGTGGTGGAACAACAACTACGGGCGGCATGGCGTCGAAGATCCCAACAAGCGGTGGGAGTTTCTGATCACCGCGCTGCGCAATGTTATTGCCATCCAGGCCGCCATCATTGAGGACTTGCGCAAGGCGGAAGGTCGGAGCCATACGCTCTATACGGCCGCGGGGCTTAAGGTGGAGCTGTAATGGTCGACCTGGATCGAGACTACATTGCGGAGGGGCAGGCGGCGGAATATCTCATGGCGCGGATCCGGCCGCACCTGACCAAGCAATCCGACGCGGCGGTGCAGGCGCTCATGGCCGCATTTCGGACCAACAGTTTGACGCTGGAGATGGCGCTCACCCTTGTGGCCACGCTGGTGGCGGTGGACACCGTGAGCAAAGAACTCGGCCGGCTGATTCGGCTCGGGAAGGACGATCAACAACAAGCGAGGCAAGGATGACCACACTGGCCACGCTCGGGCGGACGTTGGATGAATACCTGGCGGAACATCTCTCCTCCCAGGTGAAAAAGTGCATTGTGGAAAGTCTGATGCGCGGCATCACCGGGCAAGTGTTGCTCAACTTGAATCGGGGCGAGATCCAGAGCTTTGAGGTCAAAGAACACTATCGGGTGACCCATGGATGAACCACGCCAGCGACAAGCCAAGGTAGTGCGGGTGCTCCGGGAAGAGATTACCCCCGCCGCCCTGATTGCGGCGCTGGGCATTCCTGAGGCGTACATATTGATGGAGATTGGCGTGATGACCCGGAGGCTGGGGGTGCCGAAAGATGGCGTCCTCGAGCTGGTTTTTCAAGCGGAGACAATCGAAGAGGTTGAGTAAGTCGCCCCACTGGACACCCCAAGCGCTGATGGACCGCAGCGTGTGCGGCCTGTCAGCCCTTTTTTGTTGGCCCGGACCCCCCCCATGAGGGGGCACAGCCAAGAGGAGCAACCCCGATGGCCCAAGGACGGAACCGGACACCTCAGACGCCCCCATCCATGGCGAGTCGCATGGGGGGGGATGACCCTGAGCTGCCCCCGGAGCAGATCCCCGAAGACCGCTCGGCCCCCGAGCCGGAACCACTGCCCCCTGCATCGCCGGCAGGGACCAGCATCACGATCAATGGGCGATCCTTTACGGTGGACCCCGAGCTTGCATCAGCCCTGGAGGGCCGCGAGCAGGATTTCAACCGCCGCTTGAGTGAGCAAGGCCGCGAAGTGGGCGAGCTGCGCCGCTGGCAACGCCAGATGGAGCGACCACCGGCTGCACCACAGCCCCAGGCCGACAGCTACAACTATGGCGTGCGGATCTTTGAAGCGCCGGAAGAGGCCCTCATGCGCGTCAAGCGTGAAGCGATCGAGGAGGCCACGAGTCAACTCACCTCCCGGTATCGCGCCGAACGTGAGCAAGAGCAGCACTGGGGGCGATTCTACAAAGACAACCCTGACCTGGCCGATGAGCAACGGCTCGTCCGGGCCATTGCCGGGGAATTGCTCCAACAACCGGAGTGGGCGGACAGCCAGGACATGCGGGGATTCTTCGCGGAGCTGGCCAAAGAGGCCAAGGGCGAGCTGCTGCGCATCTCCCGGCGTGGTCGGGAAGCCGACGCGCCCGCGGAGACGCTACCGCAGGCCAGACGTCCCGTCGAAGGCGGACGGCGGGCGGCGGCGCCACAACAGCCACAGGCCCGCGCCCAGCCTATGACGATGAGTCAATGGATCGAACGCCGACGCCAGGCCCGACAGCGGGCGGGTCGGCAAGCGGAATAGGAGAGAGGATAACCCATGCCGAACTTTACATGGGAATTTGACGCCCCCTCGGGCACGTATAAAAGCCATGAAGTGTCCAGCCAGATTCTTGACGCCGCCATGGCCGACAGCGTCTTTGTCGAACATATCGACATGACGCCTGGCTTCGGTACCCGGCGCGGGGAATCGCTCACCATCCCGCGCATCAGTAACCTGGCCGAGCCGACCAGCGTCTACTTGTCGGAAACCCAGGACATCCCCGAAGATGCCTTCTCGATGAGCACCATTGCCTTGACGCTGCGGGAAATCGGGCGCCAGGTGCCGTTTACGGGGTTCAGCCGCGACATGAGCATGATCGGGCTCGAACAGGGCATCCGGCGCAAGCTGCGCCAGCAGATGACCCTGGCGATCGATACCATTGCGGCTGCGGCCGCCAAGCTCGGCAAGCTCAAGTATGCCATCACCGGGGCCGCCACGAGTAACTTTACCACCAACGGCACCTTTGGCGCGGCATCCACCGCCAACATGAACGTCTACCATGCCTCCGCACTGGTCGACCTCATGTATGACACCTACCACATGGAAGAGGTCGACGGGGGCGGGTATCTGGGCATTTTCCGACAACTGGCGCTGCGCGGCATCATGAATGACCCGGACTGGGAAATCTGGCATCAGTACACCGATCCACAGGCCAAATATCAGGGCGAAGTCGGCAAGATCGACAACCTCCGTTTTGTCCGCACCAACCATGCGGCCGCATTGGGAAAAGTCGGCACCGGATCTGTGCTCGGGGAAGGCGTGTGCTTTGGCGCCAATGCCCTGGCTATGATCGAGGGCCGCACGCCTGAGCTGTACGCCAGCCCTCCACGGGGCGCAGCGGGCCGGTTCAACTCGGTGGCGTGGTATGGGCAAATCGCTGTGCGCATGCCGTGGGAAGATTCGGCGAACGCTGGCGAAGCCAATCTTATCCATGTGGGCAGCTTATAACTCAAGGGGATAGAGATTATGGGGCCGGATAACACCTACGAAGTCATGGTGGTGAAGGGCGCCGACCTGAACAGTGCCGCCGACGTCACAGGCGGCACCTGGGCGCCGGGCTTTCGCAAGCATGCCATCCATGCGGTGGCCTTGCTGAATCACAACGCCGCCGCGGCAGCGGGGGTGCTGAAGGTCGATAAGCGGGTGACGTTCAAGAGCGATACCGGGCGCGGCGATGGCGATATTGCCTCGCTCACCATCCCCAGCGGGTTGGCGGCGGGCGCGGTCCTGTATCAGCGCTGCAATCCTCCGGTGATCATGGAACCTGGCACCGAGGCCGTCTGCCAGGTGACCGACGTCACAGGAGCCGGCGATCTGGCAGATATCGTGTTCCTCGTGGAGGTCATTCCCGAGGAGCCCGCCAACATGAGTGCCATGGTGGCCACAGCCTAAGGGAGGGCACGACATGGCAGCCTATGTAGCCGGCGATGTGACGGTCACCGTGACCAAGCGCCTGAAGCTCGGCAAGACCAAACGGCACTACGGGACCATGGCGATTGCGGGCGGGGGGCCGACGTATCCCACGGCCGGGATCCCGCTCCCGGCGATCACCAGCTTTGGCTTTAACAGCTTTATTGATTCGCTCGTGGTGTACGGCAACAACGCCCGCACCGTGAGCTATATGTTCGCCTACAACAAGAGCGCTCACAAACTCCTGGCCTACGAAGAGGAAGGCACCGCGGCCGGAGGCCCGCTTTTGGAGTGCGATACATCCGAAGCGCCAGCAGCCATCACGCTCGACTGGGTAGCCGAAGGCGTATAAATAGTTGATTATAAAGGAGTCACGGCTCAATGCCAGCATTCACCTTAACCAAAATCACCGAGTTTGCCGCCGTCGAAGAGGGCGGCATTCCGATCAATAAACTTGTCGCCACGCGCTACGCCATGCGCCTGTGCGGGGCTGATGCCGCGCCGGTCTGGCTGCAGGGGGGGGCGGTGTATGGCGAGGGGGGCGATGAGATCGCAAAAGACGAACTCCCTGATTGGTTCGACGAAGAGCTGCGCAAGTGTTCGCCGGCCAGTCTGCATGCCGTGGGGTGGCAGAATCCCACCGATGGACATGGGCGCCCGCGCCGTGGATAGGCTCCTGATCACGCTCCTGGCGCTGGTGCTGTGGTGGCCGCTGGCTGCCTTCGGGGCGATCGCCACCACGACGATCAGCGTCAATGGGACCACAGTCCTCCGCGCCCAGATGCTCACCTCTGCTGTGGCCACGACAGACGGGGAGTGGATTGACGCCTCTGGGCTCAAGACGATGAGCGTGCATGTCGCGGGGATTACCACGGCCACGGTGGAGATCGACGGGAGCAACGCCACCACGAAGCCCGCCGATAATACCCACGGCATCAAGCTCAACGCGACCGACATTACCACGGACCAGGTGGTCATGATGACCATCAACGTGCGCTGGGTCAAGGTGCGCATCACGGCGTACACCAGTGGGACGATCAATGCGTATCTCGAAGGCCATGGGGGGAGTCGCTGATGCGTCGTCTGGCGCTGCTCAGCGCCCTCCTGGCCATCCTGGCCCTGGCGAGCCTGCCACTGTGGGGCCAGGTGCAATATGTCCCGCCCAGCACCGGGGGAGATGTCACCATTGGCACGCCTGGCGGGGCGGCGGGCCTGGACGAAAATGGCGAGCTGCTCAATCCCGAGGTCGTGACGGGAAGCTTTTTGCTGAATGGGGCAGGGGCTCCGTCGTCTGGCTCGTGCCCACACGAGAAGGCCATCTATCGTGATACGACGACGCTGGGCGATACCTATATTTGCTATGGCGTTGGGCAAAACTGGCATCTGATTGGCGAAAATGACGACGCCATCATGCAGATCGATGGCAATACCGGATCTGTCGTGGCATCAGGGCCAACAAATATCAGCGTTATAGGGGCGAAGGGGCTGAGTACCGCCGCGAGTGGAAGCACCATCACCGTGTCACCGGCATTGAAAGAGCGCTATATCACCATTATCGACGTCGCGGCAACGCATGATAACACACCCTTCGGTCATTTCCGCCATGCCTCGACGGTGACTGCGATCTGGTGTCGGTGTAGTGATGTCACGGGCACCCTGCCGACCTTTACGCTGAAAGATGGGGCTGGCAATGCCCTGACCATTACCGATACGAATCCGACCTGCACCTCCGAAAGCGCCACCTATGCTCCCAAGGCGATCACCGCGGCTAATGTCTTTGTGGCAGGTGAGTCTCTGTTGCTGGATACCACGAATACGCCGACCGCAGGCAAAACATGCACGATCGGTATTGACTATGAGATCAATTAAATCGGTCCTCATCCTGTGCGCGATGGTCCTCTGGGCCACGCTGGCCGTTGCCGCGGCCCCCAGTGAAGTGGGCACGTCGAATGCCGGCAACACCGGGGCGGTACAAAGTACCACGGTCAGCTTTGCGCATGACTCAGGCGCAACGGGGAGTAATCGGCTGCTCATCTGCGGTGTCTGCCGGCGTGGCCTGACCGATGTCACGAGCATTACCTACAACTCCGTGGGCCTGTCGAAGCTGGCACAAAACGAAGGCGGCGATGGTGGCGGTAGTAACGGCAGCGAAATCTGGTATCTCGCCAATCCGACCACGGGGAGCAATACCGTCGAAGGCACGGGCGGAAACCATCGCTGGGCCATTGGGTGCATCACCCTCCAAGGCGTCAACCTGGGCAACCCCTTTGGGACGCCGATCACGCAGGGCTTTAATGCGAACTCCGCAGCCATCAGTGTGGGCAGTGCGACGGGGGAGCTGGTGATTTCCAATCTGTCCCGGGGCTCCAGTGGCGACACACCGACCGCGGATAGTCCACAGGTCGAAGAATGGTTGAGCGTAACCACTGACGGCACAGCCAGTAATAACATCACCTGTATTGCGAGCACGAAAACGGGTGCCGCGAGCGTAGGGATGGACTATTCCTGGGATGCCACGACGTATCAAATGGACCATGTTGGTGTGTCGGTCAAAGCGGCCGTCGGGCAAAGCGTGCGTATCGTCGTGGGAGGGGAGTAGAACATGGCCTACCTGATCGCCTGGATCTTACTGCTCCTCATGCCGACCATGAGCCATGCCGCGAAATGGCGCTATGTGCCGACACCGGTTGACGTGTGGGCCGTCTGTGATACGTCCCATCGCTGCGCCGCCGCAGAAGATGCGGTGTTTGATCCTGGGAGCTGGGCTTCGGTGGTCGATACCACGGCCGATGGTGGTGATTATCTCGGGATGCTCTCCGGCACGCGGGACTTTCAGACCCAGCTTGCCATGGAAATTGACACCACCTGCAATTATCTCTGGCTCCGTGCTAAAGGAACGGGCATTGCCTGGCTGAGCAAGACCCCGTTTGGCCCAGTGCCCAGTAATACGGCGGCAAGCATTCTCTTCAACGGTGGTGTGGCGGCGGACTGGACCTGGACGCGCATTGGCAGTCGTGCCGATGAAAACCTGCAGCGGGTGAATGAAGGCTCATCCGTCCCGATTAACGACACCGCGCAACGAGACTTCGCGTTTACGAGTGGGAATGATCTCTATGTCCTGACTCAGCCATCAGTGATGCTCGATAGCTGGTACTGCTCCACCGATGCTAACGCCAATCCGGTATCGCCTGGGGGCGATGCTGGGGTGACAGTCAATTATGCCCTATATGAGGTGGTGGATGAGCCGACAATTGATGACGCTCAATGGGACCGGGCCAGCATTGTGGCCAAGGCCGGGCATAGCACGACACCCGCAGCGGATATGCTCATTGCCGCGGTGTGGAAGAATGGCACACCAGATCGCATCTGTGTGCGGGGGGAAGAAACCCTTGCGAATCAATCTTGGGTCGACGTGGCCGAAGATGACACGGCGATCGCCAATTACCAGGCGGTATTTGCCTATCTCCGCATGACGAGCCTGGATCGAGTGAAAGATGAGAATACCTGGTTACTAGGCATCAGCCCACAGGCGGATAAGTACGATGCCACCTGGCCTAGCGGCGTGTTCAGCACCACCGCAGACCTGGCGAATCTGGCACTCTCGCAATCCACCTCGGGTGATCGACGCCGCATGCAGGCATGCTTTGATAGTCCTGTCGCCATAGCCACAGGGAGCCAATGGCTGTGTGATTTTCGCCAGCAAGAGCGGGTGACGGGCGGCACGATGAAGTATAAGCAGGCGTTTAATCTGACCAGCAGCCCCACCGATGTGGCGCAATGGGGCGTCTGCGAGGCGGGGCCTGCGTTACCTGCCGCACCGGTGGATAACACCGCGCCCAGTGTCGGCAGTGTCGCGTTTAGCAATGTCACCCAGACGAGTTTTACCGTCACCGCGACAGCCTCAGATGCCCAAACGGGCATCAGTGCCTGTCATGTGGTGTACGACTTGACCAATGATAACGCGGTCACGTTTGGCACGGACCCAAGCGTCCAGGGCACGATGGCTGGTGGATCATGCAGTGCCACCGTAACGGGCTTGAGTGCGGGTACGGCTTACGAAGCCGCGGTCTATGCGGTGAATGGTGTCGGTCTTTCAACGACTGGTGCCGTGGGTGATCAAACCACCAGTGCGGCCAGTGCGTTTTATGTCTCAACGGGGGGCAGTGGGTCGACCTGTAGCAGTGGGTCGCCGTGTGCCTTATCTCGACTGATGAGCACCAGCGAACCCCGTCCCAGTCCTGGCGAAACCTGGATTCTGCAAGACGGCACGTACAATATTACCGGCAGCAACTTTGTCAATCTGAATTGTGCCAGTGGTGGCAATGCGCTGAATGGGACCGCCAGTGCTCCTATTACCTTACAAGCGGACAATGAACGCCTAGCCTGGCTCAAAACCAACGGCTTGACGCCTGCTTTGCGGATTACCAGTTGCAATTACTGGCATATCAATGGGCTTCGCTTTAGCTCGCGGGACAACGACGGGAGCGGTGAAGGCTTTAGTACCGTGGAAATCCGCAGCTCCCATAATTTGCGCTTCTACCGGAATCTGGCACACCACAGCAATCGCTTTGGCAATATGTCACTGTTCCAAAACGGCGATTCAACCACAACGGCGTCGCATGACAATCAATTCATCGAGAATGAATTTTACTACTTTCACCGCTATGGCCTCGTGACCAAGTACGGCAGCCGCACGATTGCCCGTCTGAATTACTGCAATAGTCGTGGGTATATGGATGCGACTGGGGGATTTCCTTCTGGCACTGTGTCACAAGGCGACTTGTGCGCTCGGGAATATCCTGGTAGTGGCGGGATTACCGAAAGCAACATCAGCGAAGATAGCGGCCATGGGTTTTCGCCAGAGCCATCGAGCACCAGCACGAATAATCAATTCTATGGCAACATTGTTATGGGCGGCATTTTTGGCGCACTGGCCCAGGGTAAGTCTGGTGGCGGCCAAACCGTAGATATGCTCTACCGTGACCATTTGATTGTGAGCCCAAGCACGTATGGCTTCTATATGCGAGCTGGACGGAACACGCGCTGCGAGCAATGCACCGTGTTTGGTAGCCAGCGTGGGTATATTTATGCCAGCTCCCTTAGTACACCTGGCACCGCCCCACGGTCGATGTTCTTGCAGAATGTGCTCTCGATTGCGCCTACGGTATGGGGCTTCTATACCGACGAAGTGAACCTCGAAGATTGGGGCGCCAATTATGTCGCCGTGATGGGCTCCACGGGTGGCACCTTTACGCCAGCCGCGACGCATGCCAATATCACCAACGAAATTACTGGCTCAAATCCCATGGGGAACTGTCGGGTGTGGGTGCCGACGACTGCCACCACACTAAAAGGTACAGGGCTGAACGGGCAAGATGTGGGCGCGGAAGTGCTCTACCTGTACCAGAATGGCACCAAGACAACAGCAAAGTTGTGGGACACGGGTAATAGCGGCAAATGGCTCGGGGCCGCGGGGGCAACCGTGAGCGGGACAAATCCCACGTTCAGCGCCACCACCCTGGTCACGAGCGCCGATCTCAATACGGTGACCAACAGCCCTCAGGATGTGCATAGCCGGCTCAATATCATGAGCGCGGGCTGCTTGCCAGGGGGGTATTAGGTGGCCAATCTGCGGAGTGATATCATTTGAATCTTCAATTTACCGCCGACCTGATCACTGATGTGCTCTTTCGGGCTGGGGAACCCACGGATGGCACCAGTCAGTATCAGGCCACGGTGCTGTCCTACCTCAACCGTGCGTACCTCGGCATTGCAGCGGGGGGCGGGGAGCTGGTGCCCGGCATGCGCGAAGAGTGGCGCTGGCTGAAGAAAGATCCGCCTGGCGTGCTCTTTGTATTTCCGCTGCTGGCGCCTGGCGTGCATAACTCACCCGCGACTGTGACCGCCACGTTTAACAGTACCGCCTTGACGTTCAGCGGCATCATCGGGGAAAACGTCGTGCCGATCCAGGGGTGGTTCATCAAGATCGGGGATAACCCCGACTTCTACCGTATCGCCACCCATACGATCAATACCAATACGGCCACGTTGGACAGCCCCTGGGATTTTAACACGGGGCCCTACTCGTATATCACGGGGGCGTTGGAATATGCCCTCGCCTCCGATGTGATGCGTCTCTTGAGCCCCATGCGCTGCTTTCGGAAGAACACGAACGATGACCCCTACAAGATTCTGGAGGTGGATCTCGAGCGCCTGGAAAGCGAATGGCCCTTGGCGATGGTCCAGCCCGGCATGCCCGATGTCTACGCCCGCGTCACCGAGCAGAAGATTCGCTTCAACCGCTACGCTGATGGCTTGACGACGGGATTGTATAACCAATTCTTTCGGATCGAATATGACTACATTCGGCGGCCGACTTTATTGACGAGTCCTGGCACCAGCGAGGAACCGCTCGTGCCCTGGGAATGGCGGCGGGTGCTATCTGACTGGGCGCTCCTGTGGCTGCTCGTGGATAAAAACGACGACCGCGCAGAAGGCGTCGGCGCCGCAGCGAAGTCGGGACTCGAAGCCATGGCCCATGAAAACCAGTACCAGATACGGGCCTTTGACCGGACTAGCGCCTTTGGGGCCATTCGGCCACGCGACCCGAAGGTTCCCGCCCAGTGGCGGAGAGTGGAGCCCTAATGGCCTACCGTGGACAAGTGTTGCGTTTGCCACTGGGTGAGGGGGGACTGATCGGCAGTCACACGTCCGGGCAAGCGCCCCCGGATACGCTCTTGCAGGCCTTCAATGTGGCGTTTCATGATGGCTCGATTCGCAAAGAAGGCGGGGCGGTCAAGTATCGTCCCACGCCACTTTCGGCGCCTTTTATCGAGGCGGGACACGACTGGTGGCCGACGCCGACGATTCAACGCTGCGTGATCGTCGTGAGCGACGGGGCCAATGGCGAGCTGGAAATCGACAACAACGACGGCCTCTTTGCCGCAGCCAGCGGCGTGGGCTTTATCCAGGGCATTCTGCCGCCCATTTTCGTCGAAGGGGGCGCGGAAATCTCGGGTAATCCCAAGAAGCTCTTTCTGTTTGTCCAGAATACGACGGCCGCGGTGTTGCGCGGCACCGAAAGCATCCTGCAAGTGCTAGGAGGCACCCCCCTGGCCCCACCGCCCGTGTGTTCTGCAATTGATACGGGGCTTGTCGGCGCTGGCAACGTTGACCAGGGCTTTTATGCTTATGTCTACACGTTTGTGACGAGCGCGGGAGAAACGACGCCCAGCCCCGCCTCAAATCCGGTCTATCAGCCACAGGCTGGCGGCGGGGTCATTAAACTGCAGAGCCTAGCGGTCGGGGGATCGACCACGACGGCGCGGCGAATTTATCGGTTCAAGTCGGGCACTGGGGCCTATAAGCTGGTGGTGCAGCTCAATAACAACACGGATACCGAATATTTCGACACGACCGCCCAGGCGAGCCTGGGCACCGATGAGCCACCCACCGCAAATCTCACGAATGGGCGCCCCACGGACTGGGATGGTACCAACTGGCCTCACTGTGGGGCGTTGCATGCCAATCGGCTCTGGGCAGCCGGGAATGCCAACAGTCCGCATCGGCTGTATTACTCTACCCCGAGCGACCATGAAAATTTCCTGTCGACTACGGCGGGGGCGGGGAGCCTCGAGGTGTTCCCCGGCGAAGGGCAATACATCTCAGGGATGCTGAGCTTTTCCGGGCTGCTCATCGTCTGGAAGTATCCCCGTGGGATTTATACCGTCCATACCTCCAGTATCGCCCAGGAAGACTGGAACGTCGAACGCCTCACGAATGCCTTTGGCGGGCTGAACGGGGCGACCCAGGTCATGATCGAAGGGGATGTCGTCTTTCTCGACGCCACGGGTGATGTGCATCTGCTGAGTGCCGTGCAAGAGTTTACCAACCTTGGCAGTCAATCGCTCTCCAGAGCGACACAGATTGATCAGATTGTCCGCGAATTTGCCGACAGTCATGCCCTGCGCTACGCCCGCATGATTTACTACCCCTATCGGCGCGAGGTGCATATCGCCATGCGGCTCAAAGGGGAGAGCGTCAATACGCATCGGCTCGTGCTTGATGTCAATCGGCCAGATCGCCCGCGCTTTCGCGTGTCCAACCGGGATGTCTGTCAGAGCTTTTGGCTGCGGCGGGGAACGATATTCAGCCCCAGCGGGAAGGATCACGAGCTGATGTCCGGTGATAACGCCGGATTTATCTGGCATCTCGATCAACCGGGCAATGCGAAAGACGGCGCCGGATATGAGGGACGGTTCCAGACCATGTGGACCGATCTCAGTTTTGCCGATCCTGCCCTGGCCGTGCGCGATAAGAACGCCCAATTCCTGGAGCTGGCCTTTAATCCCACCGGGCGCTGGCCGGTCAATATTGCCGTGTGGTGGGATGCGCGGCCTCAGACCCAAGGCAGCTTTGTCGTCGCGGACCCTGGCGGGTATTACCTCGGCACGTGGGCCTTGGGACAAGGGGCACTCGTGGATGGGACCGCGGTGTTGATTCGGCGCTTCCGCCTCACGGGCGGCGGGCGGCGGGTGAGTGTCGAAATGTGGAATGATCAGCCGGGCCAGGATTTTAGCATTGCCCAGATGTATCTCAGTTTCACCGCGGGCAACGAAAGGACGCGCTAATGCCCTATCCCTACAGCATCACGACCCGCACGGACGGGGAAATTATCACCCACACGAAATATAATGCCGATCACCAGAACCATATCGATCACCAGATCCCCGCCGATAGCGACGACTACAGCGCCAATGTAACCGAGATGCGCGTGCAGACCAATCCTGGTGGCGTCGGCAGTGAATCGCTCGCTACGAACCTGGCGGGGGAGTTGGAACGCCTCCGGTATGTGCTGGCCCAGCGCTTTGGCCTCACCTACTGGTATCAGGTGGCCGGGAGTACGTCGGCGGTCAAGGGCGTGCAAGGGGTCAACAACGCCACCACCCCCACCACGAAGTACGACCTCTCGGCCATGTCGATCGTGGCCGGCACGGGCACGTCAGGCGGAATCGTCGATATCAACAACGTTGTCTATACCGTGGATATCACGCAAGCGGGGCCGGTATTGAATGGGCGCGATCAGGCCAGTGCCTTTTCCGCCAATAGCTTCATTCATATCTACCACATCACCAACGGTTCGACGCCTGGCCTCATTGCCAGCCCCATTGGCCCCAATTCGCCCCTGGGGCCCGTGATGCCAAGTGGCTATCTCCATCATGCCTATCTGACGACGTTACGCCTGAACGCCAGCACGCAATTTCTGCGGACTCGGACCATCAACGGGTGGGTGATGTACGAGCTCGACTCCGACGCGGCCAGCGCCAACCGCGTGCTGACGGATGGGGTCCAAACGACCTTTACGGATGTCGATCTCTCGGCCCTGGTGCCGAGCCAGGCGCTCAAGGTGCTGCTGAGCACGCGGCTACTCCTGACCCATAACGCGACGGGTGTGTTTACCTTGTTTGTGCGCCCTAACGGCGCCGCGCATGTGGCCAACGGGATTGCCGTGTGTGCCGCACCCTCAGCGGTCAATGGCGTGCAGACTTCAGCGGTCAACTGGGTCACATTGGCGCTGCCCTCGGATCGTATCGTGGAATACAAGCTGTCGGCCGCCCCCGCGACCAGTGGCGGGGCGATCCTGGATGTGATGGGATATGGTGTCCCGAACGGAGCAGAATAGTGTACCCAGCCCGAACCGTCTACCAGCTTGTGATGACGCCCCACGACTACCGAGCCGCGCATGCGTTTCTGAGGGCACAGGACGCCGATGAGCCGCTGAGTTTCCCCACCGTAGTGGCCATACGCGATGACGCGATCGTGGGCCTGCTGAGCACCCAGACGGGACAGGGGGCGGTGATCGCCGGCCCACTGGTGATCTCGATGGCACGGCCAATCTTTATTGCCATTCGGCTGATCGAGGCCTATGAACGAGTGCTCTGGGAGGCAGGGGTGCGGTCCTATCGGTTTGGCATCGATGCAACCGAAGGGAAGGCATGGGCGGACATGGTACAGCGAGCATGCGGGCGCCTTATGGTTTAAGCGTGAACTCCAGGAGGCCGTCTAATGAGGGGCTCCAAGGTCAAATATCCAGAAATGTCGTCACAGGAGCGGGAACTCCAAAGCATGCAGCTCGATATGCTGCGCGAGTACCGCACGCTGGCCGCCGAATCGACACGGCTGCAGAATCTCCTGGCGCCCTATCTCTATCGCGCCAGTGGCATCAAGCCCATTCAGGACGATCAGGGCAAGATTATCGGCTTCGAGGAAGATCCCCAGGCCAAAGCGCTGAGTGATCGGGAGCGCAGCTTACAGGAGAAGTACCTCAAGCGTTCCGAGGATGCCCTGGCCGGCAACCTCCCGGTGGACCCCGCGCTTGAGCGCAATCTGGCCACAAATGAGCAATCGGTGCGGGAGCGCCTGCTCTCCCAGCTCGGCCCTGGCTATGAAACGTCGACGCCGGGCATGCAGGCGCTGGCGACCGAGCGCTCACGGGCGGAAGAGCTGCGCAGTGGAGCCCGCACGGGACAACTGGCGTTGTCTGAACAACTGGGGCTGGCACGGGCGGGGGCCGCCGAACAGAAGCAAAGCAACCTCATGGCGCGGCTGATGAGCAGTTATGGCACGTCCAGCGCCTTGGGCGGCCAGACGGCAGGAGCGTTGCAAGGCTTGGCCCAGGCGCTGCAAGGCTATGGGGCGCAGCGGCAGGGGATGTTTCAGGCCAATATGTTCAACGCGCAGCAACCAGGGTTTATGAGCTTTTTGGGCCAGCTCCTCGGCATCGGGGCCGGGTCATTCTTTGGCGGGGCCGGTGGCGCCTTTGGGCGGCGGTTGTTCGGCCCGTCAGGAGCGTAGGCGATGGCGCAAAGTCTCTGGTCGGGATTACAAGGCAGTATCCCCCTGGGCATTCAACTGGGCCTGCAGGCGTATCGCTCGGGGCGGGAAGATGAGCAGCTCCAGCTCGCCCGGCAGCGCGAGGAACGCATCGCCAAGCTCCAGGAGCGTCAAGAAGTTTTGGGCGGCATTGAAGCCATGATGAAGATTTCCGCCATTCCTGACCGGGGCACGCGCAACCACCTTTTTGGGCTCTATGCCCAGCGTGCGACCACGGCGGATGGGCAACCGATCTTTGGCCCTGACACAGTTGCGACCTTCCAAAAAATGGGCGATGAGCAGCGCCAGCAAGTCATGGATATCTTTTCGAATAACCTGGAATTGCTCGGGAATATGAGCCCTGATCAACTCGCCGGGATGTTTAGAGATCCCTTAGAGGCGATGAAGTATCTCGATGAACTGGGGAAACAGACGGAGCAGAAGCGCAAGATGGCCGCGCAGAAAGCGGGCGAGGAGGCTTGGAGCCGTGTGCAACTGGAAGGCGATGTAGGGCAGCGGATTCTCAGCGTGCAATCCGCGATTCAGGCGGCAGGGGCGGCCGGCGCAGACACCTCCAAATTGAATCAACACCTCAATGCGCTACTCTCGCAACAGCAGCAAGCCGCGACAGAACGACACCAGCGGGCACAGGAAGGCATCTCCGCAGGCAACCTGGCGGTGTCGCGTGCCAACCTCGGTCTGCGGCAGCAAGAGTTATCATTGTCGAAGTCGAGCAATCCCGCCGAGCGCTACGCTGCGGAAATGTTCGATCAACCCTTTAACCGCCTGACTACAGCCCAACGGGCGCAGGTGAATGATCGGGTGAGTGCTGAATCGCTCGAACGGGCGCAGCAAATGGGCGCGGTCCAAGCGGGACAGCGCGCCACGCCAGCACAGCAAACCGAAGAGCTGGCCGCCATGCAGTCCAGCCTAGATACGCTCGACTTCATTGAACAAAAGCTCAACGATGAGTTTGTTGGCCCCGTCCGTGGTGGCATGCAAGCCTATGCCATGGAAAAAGCAGGCGGCATGTCGGAGCAAGAAATCGATTTCCGGGCCGCGTTGGCTTCGTACGAAAATATTCTTACACTGTTACGATCAGGTGCAGCCGTGACCGCGAGTGAGTCTGTACGCTTAACCCGTGAGACGCCGAAAGCGACCGATCGACCCGAGCAGTTACGTGGAAAGCTTCGCACCGCTCGACAAATTCTGCAAAACGCCATGAAACGCCGAAAAGAAGCGCTCGTGACGGGTGGATATGGCCAGGTGCCGACTTTTACGCAGCCGGACGTGTCCACGCCAGAGCGCCCGAACGCGACGCATCGGTACAACCCCGAGACTGGCCGCATCGAGGCGATCGACTAATGCCCAAATATGTCGAAGTCCCTGGCCATGGAATTGTCGAGTTTCCTGATAGCCTCAGCGATGACCAAATTGGCGAGGCCATTCAGACGCACATTCTGACCCCCAAAGAACGCGCCAAGGGCACGTATGACGCCGCACAGGCCCGCCGCCGCGCCCTCATTGCGGAGGAGTTACAACGTCCCGCATTCCCCATGCGGCCGGAGATGGCCTCTCCTGAGTTTGAAGGGGTGCCCTCCACGCCAGACGACCCCGGTGGCCGCATGGTGTTAACTCAGGCGATTGGCATGGGGCTGCCGATGGCTGGCACCGCACTGGGCACCATGACGCCTATTCCGGGCGGGGCGCTGCTGGGTGAGACGGCGGGCAGTGTGGCGGCGAGGCGCCTCAATGTGGCGCTAGGACTGGAAGAGCCGGGCCGTGTGGGGGATATTGCCTCTGTCGTGGGGCCGGCCGCGATGAAAGGGCTCGGGCATGGCATCGCCGCCGTGGCGAAGCGGCTCCCCGGTGTGAGCTATGGCTTGCAGGAAATGGGCGTGCAACAGGCCGATGACCTGGCCGCACGGTTGGTGCCACGCCCCAGCGCGGATATTCTGTATGATCGGGTGGCGCAGGTGAACCCGCCCGTGCGGCTCAACGAAACGGCGAAGGTCGCGGGGAAGCTGCTTGACCAACAAAGGCGCCTGGCACCGCAGCAACGCTCGGAGGTGATTGTCAATGCCGCAGAAGGGTGGCTCGACATGGCGCAGCGAGCCCCCACCACGGATTTCCAAGATGTCTGGCTCGCGCAAAAGCAACTTCGGCAACAGATGACCGCCGCGGGCGGACTCGATCAAGGAACGCGGCGCATCATTGACGGCGCCATTATGCGCGATGTGGAAGCGACCCCTGGCCCCCTCTCAGCGGCGCTCAAGGCCGCGAATGCGACCTATCGCAAGCAAGAAGCGCTCAAGGATTTGACCAGCGCGATCGAAGGTAACGTGCAACGCATCGTGCAGGGCCAGGGCACGCCACGCATTGACGCCGGCGCGATTATGAGGCGTTTCGAGAAGGCCATGCGGGAGGATGACCTCTTTGCTGGCGCGTTTAATGCGGCGGAACTTGGCGATATTCGGGAGACCTTGACGGCGATCGCCCAGCTACCACGTATGGGCGCCTCGCCTGGCGCATCCTATGGCTCGGGGGGTGTGGCAGGTATTGGCGGGGGGGCGACAGGCTTCGCGTTGGGGCTTGACCCGCAAACCGCAGCGGCGATTACCGCGACGATGACGGCCTTGCCCTTTGTGCTCATGACAGAGCCAGGGCGTGCGGTGGTGCGTGGGCTGGCGAATGCGGGCACGTTATTGACGCCCACGGGTGCGGCGGCGTTGCGGGGGTTTTTGCAGACCTCTGGCCAGCTGGCAGCACAGTAATGCCATGGTCACCCAGCAGGGCGATGGCAGCACGAAGCTGCTCTATTGGATCCTGGGCGCCGTGGCCATCATGCTCCAAGCGACCACGGG